TTATCATGGGCACTAAGTTGGCTTTGAGCACTTACAAATTGCCATTGGATCCAGATGAGATTAAATGCTTTGATGACTTCCATGCCAAATACGGCAAGTATATTGCCCAAGCTACTGAAAAGTAATTTGGTTTAGCACTATTTGACACCACCTTCGGGTGGTGTTATACTATATACTATAGCAAAACAGGAGTTTAAATGTCACATACAGATCCAATTATCGACAAAATTATCGTAGCCCGTGTGGGTCTACTACTACGCCATCCATTTTTTGGTAACTTGGCAACACGTTTAAAAATTGAGGAAGGATCTGAATGGATGGGCACTGCCGCTACAGACGGACGTACCATTTACTTTAATCGTAAATTCTTTGAGCCACTATCAATTAAACAAGTAGAATTCGTTATTGCACACGAAATCTTGCATAACGTGTTTGATCATATGGGCCGTCGAGAAGGTCGCAATCCGCGTATCTTTAACATTGCCGCTGACTATTGCGTCAACGGTCAATTAGTCCGTGACCGCATCGGTGAACACGTTATCGAAGGCATTACAATCTTCCATGATCCTAAATATTACGGAATGGGTGCGGAAGAAGTTTACGATAAAATCTTCGACGAAATGGATGAAGACGAGCTTAATCAATTAGGTCAACTATTAGATGATCACATTGACTGGGGTGAAGATGGCAAAGACGGTCAGCCAAAGTATAGTAAAGAAGAACTAAAACAAATTCGTGACGAGATTCGCGAAGCTACTATGCAAGCCGCACAGGCCGCAGGTGCAGGTAATACTCCTGCAAACGTGCAACGCATGATTAAGGAATTAACAGAGCCTAAGATGAACTGGCGTGAAATTTTGCGTCAACAAATCCAAAGCACTATTAAAAACGATTATTCATTTATGCGTCCAAACCGTAAGGGCTGGCACATGAATGCCGTATTACCAGGACAGCAATATCAAGAAACAATTGATATCTGTGTAGCAATTGACATGTCAGGGTCAATCGGTGATGAGCAAGCAAAAGACTTCTTATCCGAGATTAAAGGAATTATGCAAGAGTATAAGGACTTTAAGATTAAAGTATGGTGCTTTGATACCCGAGTTTATAACGAAGCAGACTTCGATGGTTATAACATGGACGAGTTCGACCACTATGAGCCTATGGGCGGTGGTGGTACTGATTTCGATGCTAACTATGACTACATGAAACAAAATGATATTCAGCCTAAGAAGTTTATCATGTTTACAGACGGATATCCGTTTGGTTCATGGGGTGATGAAAATTACTGTGATTCAGTATTCATTATTCACGGTAATGACAAAATTGTTCCTCCTTGGGGCGAGTACGCATACTACGAATTTGCCAAGGAAACAGTTTAATGGCATTAAAGAACGGCAAACCCAACCCTTTAAACTATTTTGGTCTACGTAGGGTTGAGGTTGCCTGCCCTCATTTCAAATACACGAACGTAGACAAATATAATCCTAACTTACTCAGATCTATAGACTCTTGGATTCAAAAGAATTTAAATAATAGGTATTATGTAGGACAAGATATTTCGTTAGATCATACCAATACCATAGTATATGTAACACGTATTGGTTTTGAGTCTGAAAAGGAACTCAGTTTCTTCACGATTGCCTGTCCTCATTTACAGACTAGATAATTATATTAGTACACAATAAGGAGATTTATATGTCTGAAGTACAACAAGACGCACAACAACAAGCACCAACAAATGACCTATCGGTTAATGACTTAAATGCAATGAAAGTAATCATTGACATTGCTAGTTCACGTGGCGCATTTAAACCAAACGAAATGGTTGCAGTAGGACAAACTTACACTAAATTGACATCATTTTTAGATGCTGTTGCCGCTCAACAAAAAGCACAAGAAGCTGGCGCACCTGGCGCACCACAAACAGCAACATCAATCGCTACCGGAGCTTAATATGGCCCAAGAACTCAAACACGTGGGTCGTATTAGAGCAACGAACAAAAAAGTTTTAATTGCTTATCGTACCCTACCTGGCGATGCATATCATGCTCTAGTAGTACCTACTGAAAATATGCCAGACATCTATCACGATGCTGTTATTAACTTAGTCGAAAGTGCAACTGGACAAGAAGCATACGAATTTGCCGAAGCATTAGATCGTACGCAATTTCCAGATGGTTCACGTATGTTGCCTTGGTTACATGCTAATAACCGATTAATCAAAGTACCAACAGATGCAGTTGAAGTAACTCCAACTGTACAGTATAGTATTTCATTATCTGAACTTAATCAAGTTATTGCAGAACAACGCGGTGTAGCAGTAGACGACTTAGCATTAACAGAAGGCATTAACGACAAGAAACCAGAAGCACCTGCTCCTGCTCCTGAAGTTAAGAAAACTGCCACTGTTGTAGAAAAAGTTGCCGATGTAACTGTAGCTGATCCAAATGCTAGTCCTGAAGATACTGCAAAGCTATATCGTAGCCAAGCAGATAAGCTAGCTAAAGAAGCCGCACACTATCGTCGTTTAGCAGAAGATTTAGTACCAACGAAGAAAAAAGTGACCAAATAACGTGACTAAATCCGGGAAGATTCTTCCCAAGGATGTCATAGCACATTGGCCAGAAGTATTCAGTGATATAGAGTTAAATGTACTTCCTATCAAGTACTTGAGTACTGTGCTGGTCAATTTTAAAGATGGTAAAACTTGGGAAATAAAAATAACTGCTAAAACAAAGCGGGATGGATGGACGAAATTCCAAGAAAGTCTCAGCGAGTTATGCAAGTCCTATGAAGACACGATTGACAATGTCGATTTTAAACTTGATACAAACAAAGTTAAAAAAGACATTGAAAGGTCGACTCAACAATTTTTAAAGAAAAAGAAGTTATAGATGGATGTCCGATTACTTAGTTACAGCCAGCCAACACAAGAATTTGCTTCTATGGGCATTGATGATGCGCAGGAACTTATTGCGTATTGTGCCCGTGTGTCCAACCCTTCCAACCAGCTTAACACTGAAACATCAGAAAAGCTCATCAAATATCTCATCAAACACAAGCACTGGTCGCCACTCGAAATGGTCAGTGCCTGTATTGAAATCACAACAACAAGAGATATTGCAAGACAAATCCTCAGACACAGAAGCTTCAGCTTCCAAGAGTTTAGCCAACGTTACGCTGATCCAACGAAGGATCTTAACTTCGTATTGCGAGATGCACGTAAACAAGATACGAAAAATAGACAGAACAGCGTAGACTTAGATATTCAAAATAACGATGAAGATCGTTTTCTTGCTTATCAATGGGAACGTATGCAAGAGCTTGTTATTAAACAATCACGCGATGCATACGAATGGGCTGTTAGTAAAGGAATTGCTAAAGAGCAAGCTCGTGCAGTATTGCCCGAAGGACTAATTGAAAGTAGAATTTATATGAATGGTACTTTACGTAGTTGGGTACACTTTATCGAGTTACGTAGTTCAAATGGCACACAGAAAGAGCATCAAGAAGTTGCTATTGCATGTGCCAAAGTTATTGCAGAAATATTTCCATTAACATTAGACCTTATTTGATCCTCTGGGTCTAAATGTAATTGGAGTCTCAGTCGGTTTAAATAGTTCTGGGGGAAATTGTTGTGTATGTCCCCAGAACTCCGATTCTAACCAATCATAATCATTTATTTTAGATAACATCGCAGGGTCATCTTTATACTTGGCTCCGAACCATTCTCCCGCACTCGCACCGCCTCTAGAGTATTCAGCATACAGTTGAACACTAGGATTATATCTCCAGACTTTTAGCCTTTCGATAGTTTCTTCCTGATCTTGCCCAGGAATTATACCACTTGCCAGTTTAGCACATTCTCTGAATGCACTACGCCAAGTACTAAGCGAATCAGTATTAAATTTAGTCACATTAGAAACAATTGGTATGGCTTTGAATCGTTTTGATATGCTAGTGGTCATGTCAGTATTATTAACATCCATGTTCAATGTTAATTGGGTGGGTAAGAGCTTAACTCCACCGTATCCGTATTCCAAATTGTTAATAGGATTTCTACTTCTCCATACATGCACAATGTCTTCTTCGCTTGGATCTAGTTTTAAATTAAATCTAAAACTAGGCAATATAGTTGCATCAGCATCTACTACATAAAACATAGGAGTAGTAACCATCTTAGCCGCTTCAATGTGAGCTTGATGAATACCTTTAACTCCGTGTACTCTAAATATATTATTACGGAGATTTAATGTAGTTAACTGTATGAATCCAATGTTAGCAGTTTTTTCATTATAAGATATGTAGACAATATCGTACATTATCGTTTCCTAATAATTCTAGGGCTATTGTTGAATACTGTTTTAAAAAATTTACTTCCTGTGACATCAACATTTGTAATTTCTAAATCACATTCGTGTTTCAATGTTTCACCTAATCCCATAATTTCATAAGGTAACATTTCTTCAGTAATCTTGCTGTACTTAGTTTCCCACTCATTTGTTAACCATTCGAAATCACGAACATTTGCATAATCCCAATCTGTACAATTAGTCAAGTATGCCCCTTCTCTTGCACCGTATATGCTCCAATTTCCATTAGGAACATCAGCGCCTACATTACACCAAATTAATAATCTATGGTAATTTTGCCACCAAACTTTTTTAAGGTCTTTTACCTTAGCACCTTGGTCTAATGACATCTTAACACCTTCACGGAATCCTGCTCGCCATGCTTGGAATGGACTTGCATTAGTAAAACTTTCACTATAATTTTCGTTAAATTGATAGTACTTGTCATCAAAACAAAATTCAACTAGTCCTTTAGTGTCATCAGGATCTGAGTTTTCATGTGTACGCATTTCATTTACAAATTTACGTGTCCACATTTTAAGGCCACCATTACCATACATAAGTCCGTTAACGTGTACTTTTCCACACCAACTAAACACATGATCAGGTGTTAATCCTAATTCATCTAAATCAATTTCAACTTCTAAAAACGCAGGATCTACAATATTATCAGCATCTACTGTAACAAAGTATTCTGTTTCACTCAGTGCCGCGCATGCCTTATGTGCGGCATCACTACCTTTAACACCATGCACACGTTTTGCCCAAGGTACTTTGTTACATAAGTCAGCATAATTTTTCTCAGCATTAGGTTCGTCGTAACTGAGGAAGATAATGTCTTGTTCGATAATTTTAATTTTGCTCATCTATTTTCCAGGTTTTTAAAGAATAAGAAAGACTCGATATATTAGACGTAATTGCAATAGTGTCTATAATTCTTTCCCACTCTGTATTAAATTTAGCAATAATTGGCTTGCTTATCAAATCTTTTAGATCAATAGTAATTGTACGAATTAAAAAGTTTGGATCGTTTCCTAGTATAATATAAAATGATATTTCTGTAGTAGGAAATTGATTACTCAAAAACTGAGTTTTTAAATCTTCAGAACAACTGAAAACCCACTGCCCGTTATATTCGTCCCACCCGATTAGAATGTCATGATTTTCTGACTCGTCTTCTATCCATGCTAATAATCTATTTTTAAAATTGTGTTCTAATAATAATTTATGGGATACTAATCCTACAGAAGAATTCCCAGATGCATCTATAACTGTTCCTATATGAAAGTCTTCGAACTTTTCTTTGCCTAATAACAGCCGCTCATATTGATCAAAGTCAACTTCTATAGCATTATTGTTTGTAGTATCTCTGAAATTATTTACAGAAACTATCTTATTATTAGTATCGTAATGTACATAAAATCGAGGAGTTAAGTCGACAACTTTTTTACTTTTTTTAGCCACCGTGTAACTCCTTTAATTTTTTAATTATTTGAGGAGATAAGAAATCTTTTTCTACATAATGAAATAATTTTTGCTGTTTTATATTACCCACAGTTAAGTCACCTGTAAAGTTATATAATACAGAATTTTGCCAACTAGTCGCATCTGTATTCCATTTTTGTAAAGGAACTTTCATATGAATAAATTCCATAGGATTTAACGTGTCTAGTACTTGCATACCTGTAATCTCTATGGCAATGGCTGTTGCTAAATCCATGCTAGACCATTGTTGATATTCGTTAGGTGCAAACTTAGTCCAACACCATTCCCAGTTATTGCATACAAATTCTAACACTTTATAAAAATCCCGTGCTTCATCGGATTTTTTAAAATAATGCAATGCAAAGTATGGGCTTGATAAATTGTTTGCTATAAATGCTTTACGATGAAATATGTCAGTTACTGTTTCTAATTTATGATTTTTAATTCTGTTACAGAATCTAACATTATGATTACTACAGTAGTTCCACCATAATGATATATCATCTAACATAAGCATATCGGTATCCAATACAATCGTCTCGTCATACGGACTTGCATAGTATACTTGATAACGATGTTCTGTTTTAAAATTAGAATTTATATCGTTATTAAAATATGGAATTGGTATAATCCTATCAAATACTGATTGGTACTCTTCAGGAACTGGATCATTAGTAATCAAACTAATATTGTCGATTGAATTCTGAGATAACTTAATACTCAGTGCTAATGCATACGCTTGCTGAACATAGTCAACAGTATCTGTATTTTGTGCTAATACTAAAAATCCTTTAGACACCGCAACCTCCGTCTATAAATCGACTAAGGCTAAATTTATTCATAACATGAACATCTAAATTTGTAGTCTTTGCTAGTATGTATTCTCCGGCAAAATCTTTTTTACCTACTAAAAATTTCATAGTGCCATCGACTGCTTCAACTAAAATATCAGTGTCTCGTATGTAAGTCATTTTGCCAGGTAATTCTATTGCAAAATTACCTCGTATTTTTCCATCCATTATATGTATAGCAATACTAAATGCATAGTCATTTCTAAATAATACACCTTCGATATTATAAAGTTTTCTAAAATAATTCCAATTAGTTTTAATATAAGCAATTAAATTAAAAAATGATTCCATCAACGGATTCTTTTTAAAAACAAAAACAGTGGCCCAATAAAAATCAATGCTTTGAGGATTGATTCTTTCAAATTCTTGATTGGATCGCCATCCTGCCAAATCAATGCTTTGAGAATATATTTGAAAATCAACATCTTTATCAAATGCTGTTTTTAATACATCACTATTAATTATAAAATCACTATCTATAACTAACGTGATATCATAAGGACTTAATTCATACGCTTGATTTCTTGCAAAATTTTTCCAATCTAATCTAGTAGAAGATAGTTTTCCATCGAAAAATTGCTTGCGCTGTACTTCGTTAGGCTGATGAATTCCTATAATTTTATCAAAAGGATGATCGGGTTGACTAGTGCGTAACCAGTCTGGACTATCAGTTATAATGCTAACTGGGACTTGCAGGTATTTCTGTGCCTGTCGTGCGGCATAAGTTGCTATCTTTACATAGTCAATTTCAGAATTATTTTGTGCAAATAGTACGATACCTTTGGTCATAGTTCGATAATATCTGCTATTTTTCTTTTAGATTTAATGTCTGAATACTTTTTGAAATATTTTTCAGAAGCATCTCTATATGCTAAAATTATATCGTTTAAGAATTTTTTTGCATTTGGGATTTTGACAGGAAGATTATTTGAGTCAATTAAAATCAAATCGAATGGACTGTCGCATGTTGCCTTAACAAATCCAATTAACTCGGGAGTAATTTTAAATGTTGCACCGTCTATATAGTAGATTAATGCTTGATTGTATTCTTCTAAAATTATACGTTTTTGATTAGCCAATGTTGCCATATAATTAGCAACAGCAAAGGCTTTTTCGATTTTCTCGTCCATGAATAAACTCCGTAGTGTACTATAATACACTATAGTAATTATCTTGTCAAGAATTTAGGTAATTAAGATCCGGTAATCGTGTTAGTTGTTTGCGTCGGAATCGTTACTTGAACATAAGTTCCGCTTGGCCATACCGATTGAACCTTGCTAGTCAAAGTACAGGTTGCGCTGACATATTCATCAACTCCGTAAGTGCCGTGACCACTAGTTGTTGCATTATCTTGGAATTGAATACTAAATGTTATCGAAGTAGCAGTTGCATACGTACCGTTTAGGTTAGCGTAGATATCATATTGATTAGGATAATATACAGCATCAGTTGATGAAGAAACTGTTTTATTAAATATGTTAGTAGAAGTAGATGTTAAGTTTGATACACCTGCTGTACTTACAATACTAGTATACGTTCCACTACAAGTCAAACTATTATAGTTCATAGTAATGGTACCAATACTGCTTAGTAGTGTAGACCAATCTAATTCTTTAGCGTAGGATGTGCCATCTGTACTTGAATTATAACCTGTCAATGATGCACTAAATTGTAAATTTCCGCCAGCATTGAAATAACCGCGAAGTTGTGCATTGGTAGACCATGTTAATGTCAAACTATGCGTTACTAAAGTCTTCCATTGTGTACCTGTAAACACACCTTGAGAGCCGGTTGTTATGTTTATTAAACTAGATTGACCTGCTCCTAGTGTTAATGGGTTTGTATTGATCGAATTTGCCAATGCTAAGTAGTTTGCAAAATCTGTAGCACTAATTGTTCCGCCTGCATTGGCCGCTGCCTTAGCAGGAATCGCAGGAATAGTTAACCCACCTATACTACCTTGGTGAGTATACGCATTAATCAAGTCTTGTCTAAGTGCAACCCATAACGATGCTGGAACGGAAGAACCAACTGTGGCAGTACTAGTAGCGTTAATATATGGAGTAGACGATAATCCGTATCCGTATGTACCCGAACCCACTCCTAATACGTTGCTCGTAATGGCCTGTATGTAATTGTAATCTGCGGCAAGTACAGTTGCGGCCGATGTACCAGTAACATTTGTTAATGGCGTACCGATTGAGCCTTTAGCTTGACTAATACTAACAATATAAGTGCCAACACCACCTGTGCCTGTACCAAATCCTAATATATGAGTGTTAGCAGAAATTACATTTGATGCAATTGGGGAAGTATAAATCCACATTCCCAAACTAATTGTTCCGCTGGCTACAGAGGTTACCGTTAGAATCGTACCTGGCGTACCGCTAGTACCATTACTAATATATCCCGAAAATGTAGCTGTTGTTGTTGACATGACTCACCTTATATAACGTCAGTATTTATGGCGAAGATTTGCCATGCTATATTTTTATGGTCCAGTATATACCACGGTTGGCAATGCTACTGAAACATTGGTGCCAGATGAATATAAAGATTTGACTGTACTAGTCAAAGTTCCTTGAATGTTTTCATCAACTGTACCTGTGGACAAGTCTGCAAATTTAATACTAAATGTTATCACTGTACCCGATGAATCTACACTAGCATAGATGTCATATTGGTTTGGTGTATATGTAGGACTTGCTGTTAATTTTTGGAATATTAACTGAGGTGTCGTAGTTAATTGGTAATAACCAACCGTCGACGCACGTTGAGTATAACTACCTGTACTTGTAGTACTGGCATAATTCATAGTAATTGTTCCAATACCCGTTAATAATGTATTCCAGTCTGTATCTTTTGTGCTAGGTCCAGTATCACCGTAACCTGATAAAGATGCAGTAAATTGAATGTTGCTTCCTGAATTAAAAAATGCTCTAGCTGCCGCAAGGGTGTTAAATGTTAAAGTTACTGTATGAGTAATTGTTCCATTCCATTGTGTAGAACGAGAGCTTGAACATAGTGTAGCTAAACTAGCTTGGCCACCTGAAGGTGTTGTAGTTGCATTTGCATAAATGGCATTGCATAACGCAGAATAGCTTGCATAATCTGCGGCAGTTATTTTATTTGTATTAGAAGGAATTCCTGGAATTGTAAGATTTCCCGGAGATCCTTGATGCAAGTACGCATTCACAATATCGGTTCTCAAATTTACCCAATCACTAAGTTTAATTGGCAGATATTTTCCGCCAATCGAAGTTAGTTGTGAACTTATTACTTTTTGATTGTATCCGTAATACGATGTACCCGTACCTAAAACAGTACTAACTGTAGATTGCAATACATTATAATCGCTTGCAAATATTTTAGAACCTTGAGTTGCCATAATTTACCTTATAGTATCACACATTCAAGTAATCTAACACCTGGATTACTGTCGTCTACTAGACAAATTGCAAACACATCTGCATTAGTACCAAAGACTGGATCGTTAGGAATAGCAGTACCATTAGGACCTGCTATTAATTGAGTGCCTTTAGTAATTGGGCCGTTAACTAATGTAGGAACACGACCTTTCAATGCAATATATGTACCACCTTCTAAGTTTTGATTCATCTTAAATGCTGGGTTAGTACTAACTACACCGATTGGTACATCGCCTTGGCCAGATGCTGTAACTTCTGCTGGGCCGCCAACTGAAATTACTGTGCCTGGAGGATACTCTTTGTCCATTAAATATTTTTCTGCCAAGTCAGCATAGTCTGCACTTGTAGCAGTTCCATTAAATGTTGTGGCATAAACTGTATTATTAACATCGCGAGCAACAACAGTATTCGCAGTATTCGCAGTTGTTGCGGAAACATATACACCATTAAGTGCTATATTGTTTGCGTTTGTAGCAGTTCCTAAAAAGTTACTAGCATAAACACTATTCCATTGATAAGTTGAACTACCAATATTGTTTATACCGTTACTAAATGGAAGATTAGCATTAGAACCGCCTGGTAATAAATCCGTGCCTTTCATAGTCAAGGGATAAGCAGTTGCTTGATTTGACAATGTAGTTTGGAATGTTACTGTATCGGATACAGCATTTTGTATTGATGGGAATCCAGATGTTACGTTGTTATAGATCTTCAATGGAGGAGCTACCGCAGGTCCAATTGTAATACCCGAACTTGGGAAATTCACAGTACTAGTAAAATTAGGATTAGATGCTAACAAGTACTGACTAGCAGTTTTACCGCCTAACTGGTCTGAGTTTGTTGCTGTTCCCCAAAATCTGTGGCTAACGCTAGCATCTGTTACGCCGGCTGTGGCGCCATTTTCGCTAGAATCTGTATAAGCTAAAGTTACACCTTGTTGAATTGTACCGAATCCAGTAATTGTGTTAACGCTGTTGTTTAAAGTAAAAGCAGGATCAGAACTAACTACAAAAATCGTGTGACCATTGTTAATTGCTTGAATAATAGGATGTGAATTACCGCTTTGATCCTGTACAGTAGTAGATTGCATTTGTGTTAAGCCTGCACCTGATACACCCTGTGGGCCTACTAGTGTAAATGCTGATCCGGTATATGCAAATAACTGGTTACTGGCAGTATTAAACCACATATCGCCTACGGTTAAACCGCTTGGAGCACTAGTTCCAATGGTTGCTCCGCCGCAAGTTCTCCAATTTGTGCCATCAAAAAACTTTAATTTTGTTAAACCTGGTGTACTATCAAACCAAATCTGGCCTGCTAATGGGCTTGGTGGTTGAGAAGTATTTGCAAAATTCTCAAGTAGCCACACAAAATTATCATTTTGAGCTTGGCCATAGCCGGCATAATTCTTACCAATCAGGGTAAGATCGGTTGTTGTATCAACGGTACCGTCTGCAACTGTGGTTAAATTGATACCGTTATAATGATTAATTGTGTATGACATTCTCTCGTTCCTTATTCAGTGTATTTATGCGGTTTTCGGTTAGTTGGCTTACACAAGATTCAATGCCCATGTCCAAACTCCTGCCTGGAGGGTGTACAATTTAATGTGTCCATCGCTACATTGCACCCTACATAACGTTCCAGCGGCGTGTTCGCCAGGTGGAAATATATATGCTAACAAGTTTGTACCAATTTGAGGGTCTGTTAACCCTGCTGTATTCAAGCTAATACCCAAAGATGCTTGAGAAATCGCTGTATCTACGTATGTTTTGTTTGCGGCATCAGTTGTAGCAACAGGTGTCGCAACGTTTGAAATAACAGCGTTACTTACGCTTACATACCCTGAGCCTTTAGGCTGTAATGTAATATTGCCGTTAGTGGCAATATTAGTAAATGCAATAGTACTTCCTGTAAAACTTAAATTAGATACAGACAGATTAGCTAAAGTTCCTACAGAAGTTAAGCCAGGAGCACCAGTTACGTTAGTTCCAAGACTGAAACTGCCAACTTGATTGTTACTAACAACTGGCTGTCCGTTTAGATAATAGCCTGCGCCTGATGCAGAAGTTCCAACGTTAACATAATCACTAAAATTCCAATAACCTGCATTAGAACTTGCACTACTTGTATTAGCAGTTGCAGACCAATCGATAAATTTCTGCGTTGATCCTAGTAAAGTGATACCGCCGCCTGAAGCTAACGAATCGCTTGGGCTAGCAGACTGTGCTAAAGTTATATTTTTATCTGCAATAGTTACAATAGTACTACTAATTGTTTCTGTAGTTCCTAGAACTGTAAGGTTACCTTCAATAATTACGTTACCTGCAACATCAAGCATAGCCTGAGGAGTAGTGGTATAGATACCAATTTGTTGAGTATTAGCATTAATGAATATACTATTAGAAAGAGTGCCGCCACTGTTACGTAAGTTAATACCAAAACTTTGACCGTTTGTTTCCGAGTTCATCTGGAATGAATTAGAGTTAGGGTCAATAAAGATTTGCATGTTTCCGGCAGCACCCAACAATAATGGAGTGTTGTTTTGTATGCTTAATGTGCCGGCAGTTGAGTTGGCACTGGTTGTAGATAAGAAACTTTCAGCAGTTAATAAACTTCCATTAGCCGCTAATAAACTTTGTGCTTCTGTAATCAAACCATTATATATAATTCCAGGGTAAGCACCAGTGTTGAATCCAACATTAATAACATCGCTTACCGCAACCATAGTAATCGGTGCTTGAGATGATCCAATTATGTTAGATGTACTAACAGTATATGTTCCAATACCACCGGCTGTTCCGCTAACTTGGTTAGTGATTTGTGTATTCTGGATAACGTTTGCGCCAGTTAAAGTCTGTCCTACAACTAATGTTCCAGAAACAATTGATGTTACGATTAAATTATTACTTGTTTGATAAGCAGTTACAGTTGCAGTACTAGTGAATCCTGGGATAGTATTTGCTGGAATATAACTGTCTTTACTATAAATTCCTAAAATTGTTCCGCCTACATAAAGTACTAAGGCTGTATGACTTACACCGTTAATATCAATGATTGTTTCTACGTTAAATCCGCTAGTGCCCTGTGTTCTATTATAAATTGGTCCTGCTAATGTTGTAGCAGTACCGTCATTGAACCATAATTGTCCGTTGGCACTGTCGATCCATAAATCGCCTGCGGTAATTCCGCTTGGAACCGTATTTGATAAAAATGTTCCGCTAGTAACGCTGAATGTTATACCATCATAGACTTTAAGACGATTCTCACTAGTGTCGTACCATAGTTGACCAATCAATGGATTATTTGGCTGACTAGAATTTGCAAAATTTTCTAATACGTGGACAAAATTGTCATTTAATAGTGCGCCATAGCCTACAGAATTTTTACCAATTAAGGCTAAATCTGTAAGAGATTGATCAATCGTGCCATCCGCTAAACTAGCAAATAGCTGACCGTTTGTTAAGTAAATTGAATAAGACATTATATAGCACCAGTGAAGATTATGTAGTTAATAGTTTGATAAGGATTCATTACATCAACAGGAATACCAGTCGCACCGTTAACGCTACCTGTATTTAAAATACCGTTACCAACAGCGCCAGTACCTGGAGTACCTACGTTACCAATTGCATTCTTGTCCGGAGCTTCTTTTGGAGTATTGACTGCATAGAATTGACTAGTTCCGTCATTTAAACTATGATTGTGGTCAGGCAAATTAGAAGAAATTAATGTAACTGTTCCGTTAGATTGTGCATTTCCAGAGCCTACTGTGCTAGCACTTGCTTCTGTAACACGATGTGCTACATTGCTAATGTTGCCAGTCAAGTCAGTTGTAGTAGAAATTAAAGTTCCAGATCCGTCTTTACTAGGAACAGAGCCGTTATTGTTCATGTTATCTGCACCTAATGGGAATCTACCTCTTAGGTCAGGCAATGCAAACGTTCCTAAGCCTTTTAAACTTCCAGATGCTTTATAAGTATATCCGATAACGCTATAAAGAGCCGAATAAGCTGAAATCAATACTTCAGATCCATCGCATAACAAATATCCTGAAGGAATAATTGTACCTGCAAATGGTAAAATTGTAGCGATAGGTACCAATGCTTGATGGTTAAACAATGTACTCTTGGTCATTTTTAACAAACCGGTACCTTGTCTATACACTAACAAGTTATCGTTAGCATAAGAATCTTGAGCAGGTGTTTGATTTGCAATAAAATCTGAACTAATTGATGTTTGGAATACTGCTGTACCAGTAGTAGTTTGTCCGTTGTAACTAAATCCTGGACTAGTTACATCGCCTACCATAGTGAAACTTGTAGGACTTGCTAATGCGGCTGCGGTTCCACTGATACTTCCTTCTAAAGTTCCAGTAAATGTTCCACTGAAGTTTCCTGAGAAATTATTCGCATAAACGTTTCTAAAACTTCTTGTACTAGTTCCAATATCATACACACCTGCAGATACCAATGGTATATTTAAATTTGATGCTTCTGTTGAACTAGTTGAATAACCTGGTAATAAAACTGCTGTAGCAATTGGAGTGCCGGTATTATCAAGACTATTAAGTGTATTTGTGCCATAACTAGTTATGTTTCCACCAAATGTACTCGACTTAGCAACACTTAATCCGCCTTGAGTAACAATACTACCAGTTGCAGTAGTAAATGCAGTACCTGAAGTATAACTACTATCAATAGTGCCTGTAATGTTTAATGCGCCGTTTAGGCCATTAGTACTATCATCTCTAATAGTTACTGTTCCCTTAACATCTAAAGTTGTCAATGGAGCAATATTATTGAATCCAACTCCTAACTTACCAGTTGCATCTACGTGCATGATAGTGTTAGTCGACGCATTGTATGTTAGAACAAAGTTAATTCCAACACCACTGTTAGTAGATTTTATTGTTGGGACAGCATTTTCAATATCTAATGTAAATCCTAGGGTAGAACCTAAACGAATACCAGTATCAGATTGAATATTAAGAACAGAATTTATAGTATTAGTTGTACCGTCAGTGGTTACAAATTTATCAGCAGTAATTCGTTTGTTGTAATTAAGTAATAGAGCATCTGCTTGTTGAGCAGTTCCCCAGAAGCGAGCAAGACTAGATGAGTTATTTGCATCGACAGTACTTAAATTAACACCTTCGTAAATTGTACTGAATCCAGAAATAGTAGTCTTAGGTGTAAATTGATTATTACTAATAATAGAAATTCTACTGTTATTAGCATACATTGAAAGTACGTTGTAAGATATATTGTTTGTATCAACAATGGCTTCAACTACCGGACCAGTCTGAGCGCCTGTACTGAATTGAGGACCAACTAATAACCAGTTAGATCCTGAAAATATATACAACTGACTAGTAGTTGTGTTTGCCCATAAATCGCCTGCAATACTGTTTGCTACGGCAGGCGCAGTAGAACTTTTCTTTAGACTACCTGCTGTAGTCCATGTTGTACCATCGTAAACTTTTAAAATATTAGAACTAGTATCGTACCACAACTGTCCTTGAATAGGATAAGTCGGGCTAGTCGGTGATGCAAAATTTTCTAGTAAGTGTAAAAAATCATCTGCAAGAATAGGAGCATAGTTAGGATAGTTTTGTCCTATGAAGGACAAACTAGTCGCAGAATTATTTACAGTACCATCTTGAACTGTAATCGGCGGCTTATTTGGATTTGTGTTGTCAGTAAATTGAACTTGATAAGTCATCTATAGCTCCTTAAACAGACACAAGGCCAGTTAAACTTTGTATTCTTACAGTATAATCAATTTGAATCAATCTGTTCAAACTTTTTAATACAGGATGGAATATAACATGGGTTAACAACAAACTTTCACCGGTTGAACTGTAACTTACTAATCCTAATTCATCAAATGTGAAGGTGCTGTTTGTTCCGGCTGTGTTATCAAACGCAGTTTGTGTGCTAGGCTCACCGTAATCTAATAAGCAACTAACAAATAAATCTGAATAAGTAGTGCCAGTTGTGTGACGGACTTCAGATAAATTTCTAGTAGGGTCAGTATTTGCGGCACTGTTAGGATCTACTACCTTGGCATACTGTTGGCTATACAAACTAGCATTGGTTCCGCTAGTATTCGGTGTAAGATATGTAATAATACCGGTAGGATCGATACTAGTTCCGCCGTTACCAAATGCCATTTGATACACAAATCCGCCTGTAGAACTATTAGCTAATGAGCTAGCCAATGCAATACTCATGTTTTCATAGTGGATAGCATTACGCTTGTTCACATAAGTTGTCTTAGTTTCTGGGTCATGAATGTGAATATGCCCTTCTATATGAATTCCGGTTACGTCTTTTGTCTGCATGGTTAACTCTCTTTATCTGTTATTTATCCGTGTTTATAATGTGCTACTTTAATACTTTTTGCCAGCACGATAGTATTCTGCATACTCTATACCTTGTTCTGCTTTGATAAAATTAGCAACTTTACTGTCATCGTACAGTATATTTGTATAGCTATCCCATACAGATCCAGTACGTTGCACAACAGTTACCTGCGTACTAGTAGGCAGATTATTAGTCAAATACACCAACGGTAATGTACCATCAACTGAAAAATCAGCATCAAATTTAACATCGCCTGCTGGACTGTACGGTGCTTGATTAACGTTGAACACGCTGAATGGAGCTTTCTTCAATCGGATATTTCCTACAAAGAATTTCCAACACACGCTATATTCTGCATCAGTTTGCACAGTAGTTGTGGTGCCATTTGCATTTATTGTTACAATAGTAACTGCATCGAAGAAATTGCTTCCTCCAATATTATCTTGAATACACTGATAAGTGTATCCACCTACATTTACAATAGTTCCTTGAGAGTAAACGATGTTAGCGATCCAATCACCGGCTTCCGCATATCCACCAACAAATACTTCAATTTGATCTGTCTGACCTCTTCCTGGAACGATGCTTGTTGGGTACAGAGCCCAGTATGGGGTTTGAACTCCTACTATTGTCGTAGTTGTCGCAGGAGAATAATCTATTCCATACTTTCTGTTACTTAGAACAGGTACAGATTGTATACAATAATAATAATTATTTTCATATATAACTACAGTATTGACACTATATGCAATGGACGACGAGTATGTTGATCCAAAAGTGTATCCTCGAGATGTAAACCATGCAACAACTCCAGTACTATCAGATGAAGACCCTTTAACAGGGACAGCACCTGGTGTTGTATAGAATGTCTCGGTACCAAGTACTGCTGAATAGTTGATTTCGTATACACCTACACCGCCCGCTGTTCCGCTAATTTGTGAAGTAACTTTAGTTCCTGATGGCAAATATACCGAAGCACTAGTAATCGTCGATCCGATTGTAATAGGAATAGCAGGCGGAGTAGTAACTGTTAATAAATTACCTGCAAGGCCAATTGTTCCATTACTTAATGTTGCTTCAAATGGTTCGTAAACATCTAATTGGATTATTCCTGTTCCGTTAGACAGTATTGTCGATACTGTCACTGTGTCGGTATAAGGAATTGTTTCACTAGAACTAATATCTTGTACATAAGTACCTGCAAGATTATATTTTGCAATACCGGTTCCTAATACTCCTCTGCGTAGCTGGCTCAATACATTTCCAGTCTTGGCAAAATAATGAATTCTCTCGCCTTGAATTTCAATAAGTCCTGGCAAATTATGTGCCGCATTAGGTTCTTGGAAATTAGATCCATCTTCTAATACAATAGTAGTATCACTCCAGTTTAAATCTTGCGCTAACGTAGTGCGTTTGTTTAAACTTAAACGACTATATGTTGTGTTATTCAACATGTCTTTAAATTGAACATACGCAATTGCCGGTGTTAATACTGTTGATCCGAATGTTAATAATTCTATTCGATCCGACACACTAGGCATTGCAGATAACTGAATAGTAATATGATCTTCGTTTAGTCTGTAATCGACTCCTGGAACTAATAAGTTTCCGTTTTGAATTACCCAGACATAATTTTCATTTGTCACAGCTCTTTCTAATACAAGTAAGCCGCCTTCAGAAGCACTTACTCGATAAAATTCTGGACTGTTTGCTGTTAAATTAGATGTAGAATTAATACTTATATTTGTTCGTTCCAAATCAATGCTGTCATGTTGGTATGAGCTAATTATTTCAATAGCCGTACCTGGAGTATAAATTTCTGTGAATGTTATCTGTCTGGTACTGGCATTGTAACTATATCCTGTTGTTAACAAGACGCTAACAATAAGTTCTTTACCAATATAAGAATTAAGAATTGTATTGGTAATTGTAATAGTAATTCCGCTTAAATCAACAGAGTAATCTCTTCCTGCCAATAATAAGTTATTATCAATTAATACAGAAACATTATATGCTGGAACAGAGAACGGAGCAATTTTATTAGAATCAACAACATACTGTGTTTGTCCAGCTATTACTGTGAAATAAGAATTTACAGGAGCAGATAATATCGTGTTGTTTACTCGAACAATCATATAAGATTCATCAGGTAGTGAGTTGCCTATAATATTTTGTAATGTATATGTAGCGCCACCGTGTGCCGTAATTGTTTCTGCATTTGTAATAGCAAAAGACTGTGTAGACCCTTTAACTATAATGTAATTTATTAATACGCCAACTGCTGGTGCAACTGCAAATCTAATACCTACTGAATTGACAGATACGTAAGAAGAATCTGTTTCAAATAAAACTACAGTACTAGGAATACCATTTTCAAATACTCCAGCAGTAATATTACTGAACCAAGGAGATTGTGTTACGAACTCAGTAGTAGTACCATCGCCGACGAATGAATCAATATCTAATATGTTGTCGCCAGCATAGCTGATAACAAAAATACTTAAAATCTTGTCTGCCGATGGAACAGATGTAAGAACAATTTGTTGATTTTCAAAATCAGTTTCGTAATCAACTCCGTATGTCTTAATTGATCCGTCAAGTTTTACAATTACTCCTCGAGGGGTAGTCATCGGAACAGATACTGGAAATTCAAATTTTGTTCCGTCAGTAACATAATTATCAACTTTGATATTTGCAGATCCAGATGGTATTCTATCAAACACTTTAATTGCTAAAGTATCAACCACTTGTCCCGGTACAACTTCTTCAGGTGCTGGGCTCGACATAGTAGTGTTAAAACCATCGCCATCTAATATAATATCATCAGCATTAATTCCTAATGCGGTTGAATACGCTAAGTCGCCGCCTGACAAATTAGAATCCTGTCCTAATACTGAGAATGAACCATCGCTCGATTCTTCACGGAATATAAATTTATCTCCGACATTTGGAAAACCTGGGATAGTGCTTGGAATATACACCACACCAGTTAGTCCGTCAGATACAATCGGAGGCATAACTGCATATTGATTAGTCGGAGATGACATTGTATTCATGTCAAAATCGGCGGCATCAATTTTTATAGGGTCTACGTAACCGTAAATGTATACAGTAACTCCAATCGGTGGAGGTTCTGAAAATATTACAGAAAGGACTCCTGACAAATAATCTGTAGGAGCTGTTAAGTTTCTAGTGAATGTAATCGCTACTCCATCAGGAATATTACTGTAGAAAATTTGACTTAGTGTAATTAAAGTTTTTCCTGCACTTGAAGAAACGCTAGTAATCGTAGTATTATGTCCAAATGCAAATGTATATCCTGCTACATCACAAGTAACAATGTCGCCTTCTTGAATATTAGAACTATATACAACCGATAACTGTGTTGAGCCGGCTGTATTTTCTACAAATTTTAATGTCTCGCCAATGGTTGGAATCGATACTGGAGGTGAACTTAGTACAACATTATGTGCATCGATAATTTTAACAACCGATTGTGTAGTAAAGCCTGTACCAACAACACCCATACCGATTAAAACTCCAACTGTACTGCTAACAGTTAGCGTTGTTCCTAAGTTAAAGAAACTATAGTATCCAGAAGCAATAGTTTGTGCTGTTATACTAATTGGAGATGAAATAGATCCGGCTGATGCTGAAGTACTAATTGTGTAAGTACCGATGCCTCCTGAGCTACTGCCCATCTGTTCAAGAATAGTTGTACCTGTTGAAATTCCTGATCCGCTAATTACACTTCCTACTGTTATAGGAAGGCTAGGAGAAGTAGTAACAGTTAACGTAGTTCCTGATATGTATCCAGAAAATGTAGTAGACAAGTTAAGATTAGCTGATAGAGATACTACATTGTCTTGCACAAATGATACGTAAGTGCCGTAAGGAACTCCATAACCTGATACATATTGTCCTGCAACAATGTCAGTTACTGAATCAAATGTAATAGATTGCTGACCGCTTGTGCCACCAGTAGCTTGTAGCGCAGTTAATACTATGATACCAACTGGGTATGTAGTACCTTGAGCAGTAGTAGTTATACTTGTGCCGCCAATCGTTGTTGATGTCGATGTAAAATATACAGTAGGATTAACTTGATAGTTATAATAAAAAATTGTAGTATTAGCATCATAGATATCAGGTGTTATTAATGTAGATGTTACCGACAATGGTGAATAATAAACATCGATAATTGTGCCTTCTGGGAAAATTGTAGGCATCACTGTGTGATAGTCATCTGTTCCTCCGCTAAATGGGAATAACATTTTATAATCTGTATATTTAGAATCAACTAGGCCCCATGAGTCTGTTCCAAACGGAAGGTTGGCCCAGCCACCGCTGGCTGTGAATCCTAAATTGCCCACAACTGCTCCGCCGTAATCGACACCAGTCATTAACTGAGCAGGGTCTTTACCTGGCATTCCACTAATTGGATCATAATAGAAGTTAATTCTTTCTACTGCATCTAAGACGGAAATATCTTTAGTATATTTTATTGTAACAGTTTGAGATTCTGAAATAATAAAATTAAATTTAATTTTACCAGAGTATTGTGTGAATCCAGAAGATTTAGATTCCACAACACTTAATGTGTAGTCTTCTCTAAGAACCGGAACAGTTGTGTTGTAAGTATTGTCGACAATGGTTACTGTTGATTTTCCATAACGGATATCCGGTGCCCATGCTAAGGATAGTGTCGTTGATCCTGTGCCTGGGAACGTTTCTGTTACATCCATACTACCGATTAATGGTTTTTGTCCTATTCTATCAAATTTCATACCAAGTAAATTTGAACGAACAACACTATCACCTATTACCGCAACTAGTCTAGCAGGAGTTCCGCCAACTGCAAGGCCGCCTACAACTGTAACAGTTGGTGCTGATAAGAATCCGCTGCCTGGAGATTTTAAAATTACTCTATTAATGACTCCGTTTGTAAAGAATACGTTTGCAGAAGCGCCTGATCCGCTATTGCTATCAAATACAACAGTCGGTTGCGTAACATAGCCTAATCCGCCTGACACTATAATCAATTCAGTTATCGTAAATCCTACGTTATCTAACCAGAATTTCCAAGGATACGTTGTAATTGCGTTTATATCTGATGTAATTTTTCCATCTACTACTGTAGCATTAATTACAGTCAATGCATTGTTTACAATCGTAGCTGGCAAGTCAAAGTCAGTTACAGGAGTATCTGCAAGATCTACTCCGTTAGGTGTTCCAGTACCTACATACTGACTAATGTATTCTCTTACTTTAGTTCTATATGGCTTAACTTCTGAAACATAATCTTGAAAATTACTTAGGTTATCGACAGGATAATACACAGGCTGACTTAATGCTCCAACATTGTGTGTAGCACGTACAAAACTAGTTTTAAAAATCCAATCTACATATATCTGTTCACTTAATGCGTATTTTATACTTCTAAAGAATAAATCTAAATAATTTTCATATAAAGAATCTATTAAAATATTTTCTTGTAATGTTTCTAAAATAATACGCAACTCTAATGCCGCTTTAACGTCAAATCCTGAGTCATCAAAAATACTTGAATCGTAACCCACAGCAGAAGTGCTAGTTTCATATAGACTAGAATTAAACTGAATAGTTCCGTTTTGCATTGCGATTGTTTTATAACTTAAGGTCCAATCAGTACTAGAAGAATTTGCATATTTTTCTAATAGCAACCATCCACCTGTATTAACTGTAAGAATTTTTACAATGTCTCCAACTTTAGGAGATATAAAGTTTAAATCAACGAATGTTTGTACAGCATAATCAGGCGCAGTGAACTGATTATATCCAGTTGCGTACCAATCTACATAAGACCAGTAATCACGAACATCATAAGACTTGGTCAAAGTACGAGACCATTTTCCTGTAACTGTTTTAGTATTAACATCGTAGAATGCAGGATTAAATGCATAGATACTCCATGCACCACCGGCTTGACTATCACTTAATACTAGTACAGAATAATCTCGTATGATAGCAGTAGTTGAGTCATCGTATCCGTGTCCGGATGATATTACGTCTATAGAACTAACTCGGCCTATTGAATCGATTACAGCTTTTACTACTGCACCTTTTCCTGTACCAATAATCTTGATATAAGGTGCTTGTAAATAACCTCTACCTGTAGATATAATACTAACACCGGTAATTTTACCATTGGTAATTATTGGTGCAAGCTCTGGACGTACAAATAAATTAATATTAGTAAATTCAATTGCAGTATCTGTATCGATGATTTGGTCAAACTCACCGCCTGGAACAAATAAATTTCCATTAATTGTACTACCAGTATAAGCAGGAGGAACATCAAACGATTCTAATTTACTTAAATCATAATTTCCAATCAACTGAGTTGATAGTAGTAAAGCGTTTAAACCTTCGATATATTCTTTTAAAGCTTCAACTCGATTTACAAACATACTCTGGCGTGGTCTGTTCTCGATTCCGTATTGTAATTTTACAGGCAATGTTGAATCAGGCACTGGACGTCCGGCAATATCAATTCCGCATAGACTATCGATCCATTTTTGTTGTACAGTTTTAGGCAAATCAACAATAGTATCTGTACTAATTAATTTCCACTGGCTGTGAATATTTCTGTCAATTTTATTTACAGTCCAATATTCTACTGCTAGCACTACGTCAGAATTATTTAAATATTGACTAATGTTTGCAAGACTAAATGAGTCTGGGCCAAGCAATGCAAGATAAGAATATGCTTGACCTTTTGGATTAGCAATTAAACTAGATACTGCTTGAGCAGAAATGTTTCTTCCTGGTATTGCCGGTGTAGTTGTCTTATTAGCTACCCAGTAGTAATAAGTATTTTTAAATGTTTTAGTTACACTGTTGTATGTTTTAGTCACGCAATAAGCACTATCACCATATAAAGTTTTACCAGTTACGCCAGCGGCTATACCAGCGGCTGTGTTAGACTGTGTATCCCATTGAGATGGTAACAAACTACTGGACACCCATTCATAAATGTCAATGCTTGCTCCAGGAGCAAGTGTGTTCCATGTGTTGTTTCTATAAGCAGGATCTGTAAAGTATGGGTTAACAAACTTTGCAGTCTGCAAATTCCACCACAACTGTCCTAACTGGTTTGTTCCCCAGAATCCATTAGTATTAACAGTTACTTGGCTAGTGCCATCTGAATAAGAATAAGTAGCAGGATCGTAGAATGTTTGATAAGTTATTTCTTCTTCTGCAGGACCTGCAATCTTTCCTTGAATAGGATCTATTACATCTAAATAAGTTATTAGTTGGTTCGAAGACTTGTTGTATAAGAATGCTTTTTTAATTTTACTCAAATCAGCAACTTCTGAAGCAGTTCTGTAAACAGACCAAGACAATGCATTTCTAGGTTTCAAATACAAATTAACTTGACCCACATTAGTATAAGGAGCAATAGTAGTATAAGGAGCACTAACAAATATTGCATTGTTACCTACCGCAAATCCTTGTCCGTATCCGCTGTTAACAGAATCAGAATTTAATAAACTTTCACTGTAAACCCAATTGTTGTTATAGTTATCATGTATATCAACTCGTCCATTTGCCACTTGTGTTGTGATGAATGTAGTAGATTGTTTATCAAATGTAGTACCAACACTATCAAATGTAGTTGTAATTTTACTAGATCCGTTTTGACTATAAATTACCAAAGTCTGTGAATCGTTCATAAAGGCAATTTTACTTCCGAACTCTCCGTTAACTTCTGGGCTGTGGTCTGTGATGCTTTGATAATTTACATATAAATTAGTTAACGGATTGTATGCATATACTCCAACTGTGCCTTGTTGGCTTACTTTAACTGTGCTTTGCAAATCATCACTGATAGCAATGTATGTTCCGTCATCGGATACAGCAATGCCTTGGCCAAAAGAATTATCAACTCCTGTTAATGTTTGGATCAATGATCCAGATTTGTAAATGTTAACAACTCCTAGTTGGCTGACAAAATAAGATACAACCAGTGTAGATCCATCAGAACTTAGTGCCAGTTGATTGCCAAAGTATGAATTAACTGATGGGCCAGTGCCGACTGTACCTGCATATTGCCATCCTGTTGACGAGAATGTAATTGACTGATACGGAGTTAAATCTGGGGCGGTAGATAATATTACGCTATTTGCCGCTTGTACTTGCAAGACGTTGAATGTTAATATAGAATCATTGTTAAATTCAACAGTACTAATTGTTGCGCCAAGTGAGGCTGGATCCAAACCTTTAGTCGATGTTACATCTACGAACGCATAAGTTGTTACATTATAAAATTCATAAGTGCCTGCACCTTGTGTAATAAAATTCTGAATTGCGCCAGTGAAATCAACAACAGTAA